CTATAATTACTATCGATAGTTGTTTGAGATGTTTTATTATCTTTCCATTCAACAAGATAAGCATTATACGTTACAGATAACACATCAGCGCTAACAATATCTCTATTATATTGTCTGAACTCCTTTAAAGTATATGGTTTAAGCGTATCTAAATTCATTTAAAGTTCTAACCCTTCTCTAATTTGTTTATCAATATACCTATATGCAATACCATAAGTATTCTTCCAGGAAGATAATGTTGAAACTGAAGTTCTCAATGTAGAATATTTATTATCATAATCCGCTATATTATTCTTTCTTGTATTAGAATAATTAGTAATGTACGGATAGAATTCATATATGCTAGACAAGCTTGTACTTGATACAGTGTCATCTAGCGGCCAGCCCCAGTTAGCGGAAAGATTGAAGCAACTTAATGGATACTGACTTGTTGTTCCTGTATTGATAGTTGTTACAGGAACTTTCATTGGCTCAATTAAGATATATTCATTGTTAAATTTTTGACGAGCCACAAAATTTGTGCCAGCAGTAATAGTATATGTTTCTACAGATAATTCGTTATTTAAATCTATATTTTTACCATAAGCGGAGTTACTAGAAAAGTAGGTATCAAAGCTAGTATCAAATTTTTCGTCTTCGCCTATAAATCTCTTTAATCTTATAGTTAATATATCAAATAATCTTTGAAGTTCAGGAGGAGCTGTTAATACCGGGAAATTAGATTCTTCATTAAGTAATGTGTAAAACTTTTTCAAGTTAGATGTTGTACAGATATCTATATCAGTATTGTTAATTACAAAATTACTAATCCTCTCAAAGACCGTTTTTCCGTATGTAGTAGGCCTGCTACTTAAGGTTCCTACTATAGCACTAATAACACCATCAAATATGCTATCATATTCGTGTAGAAAGGACTGAAATCTATAGCTTTTTAATGTTTCTGCGTAATCAAAATCTTCGTTAATTTTATATAAATCATTATTTTCAGCTGAGCTACTAACAAAGAACGTGTATAAACCCGTTAACGTCTGAGAACCAATATTGCCACTAACTGACAAATATTTTGTACCTATATCATTTGGAGTGTAATTTATATAAGCAAATGAACTCAAGTATGTTGAATTAAAAGATGAACTATAAGGATATTTTTCTGAACTAACACTACTTAAATACGAGGAGCTTGCATCTGACAGAGATGATAAAGATGCAACAGAAGCATCAAAGGCATACGCGCTACCAGCATCATACTTTGTACCGTTAAAATAAAACTCAGGAAAATATTTTAAAATGTTACCATCTGCGTCTCCAGCCGCGCAAAATACTTGAAACTTATCTCCTTGCTTTTTGTATTTTGACATAGACATGTCACGCATACCTGTACTACTGAATACTATCTGAGTTGGTGTAGCGCTTGTGGCATTTACGTTGAGAGTAGATATGTTACTCTCCATAAAATTCATATTAGAGAGATTTATATTAGTGTCGATATCATTTATAAAGAAATCTGGTAATGTATGTCTAGAAGTATCAAGAGCTGCGATAATCTTACAGGTACTAGGTAAATCATCAAAGTAATATATAAACGATTTTCCTTTAGCGTACATTAATTCTGCACCGGTTGTAGTCGAGGTAATGGTATTATTATCATCACTACAAATGACTTCCCCTCCACTAAGAACACAATATATTGGTTCTAGGTTTATTTTCAAATTATTATTACGCTCATATTTGCCATTGTATAAGGTATAAAAGGATCTAAATGGCAATAAGAAAGAGTATTTATACGTTGAGTCGTATGGTTTACTTCTACTACCACTTACAGTAAAATAAATAGTATTGCCCGTTGGATTATAATCCTGCCAACTAGTGACAACACCTATATCTACTTTATTGTTACTATTCAAAGACCCAGCTTTTATTCTTAGAGTATCAACATTTTTTGCAAAAGTAATTCTTGTTGATTTATAGTTATAAACACTTACTGTCTGAGTAAGAGAGTTTAGAAATGCATCTCCTTTCTCATCGTATAAAAACATATTAACAGTATAACTACCTGGTTGTTTATATGAATGTGTTGGTTGTAAAGGGGTATCAGCACTTAAAGTATAACCATCTCCAAAGTCCCAAACTACTCTTACATTGCTAAGCTTTTTATAAAAATTAGTTGCAAAATCACCTGTTATTTGAGGAGTGAAAGTAAAGTCTGTTAATTTAGTATACCCACTAAGAGAAGCTGGACTAACTGTTATAGGTACAGTTACTCTATTTATACAATCTGGATTTTGTGCAGAACTTAACATTAATATTCAATAACTGTTTTGGATTTAGCAATCGACTCAACGATTATCTTATCTTTGAGTGCTTCAAAATTTTCAATATATGGAATTTGAAAATACTTTAGGTTGTAATTGGAATCAATTATTTTTAGATCTCTCCCGTTGTATATTGGATTATATATTGCGATATTTAATCCATTTTGTCTAATACCGGTATCTTCTCTATAAGTATAACAACTCTCAACCCCATCAATACTAGATATATCAGAGTTTAGCTTTTGAATATCAATTGTTTGACCGAGTTGAGCTGTATCAAAATAATTTTTAAGTATTGTAGCAACTTTATTTTTTATAGTATTATTATTAACAATAGCATTATTATTACGCTGTATTACTAACTTAGTGTAGTCGGTATACTCCAATATTGTTGGTTCATTCGAGTTCTTGACAATAAAATCAATATTTAAATAAACAGGATCAATAAAAGAAATCTCTCCGTTAAGTAACTTATACTTTCTTAATGCAAATATAATTTCATTCTTTAAAGAGAGAGACAAATAATGAGATCTAGTTACAATAGAATTATTTTTCTTAAACTTCGGAACAATAGTTAAATAAAGATTATTAATATTAAAACTATCTGAATACTCATACTGATTGAACAGAGCATTATTATATCCAGTGTAATCTGTTAAACCTAAATCTTCAGTAAGATATTTTTGAAATATATTTACATAATCAGAATTGTTACTTACATTAACATCATATATTAAATTTTTAAAATTCCTGACTATAAAATTTTCATAATCGGGTTTAGTAATTAGTTTATATTCAGAGCTGAAAAATTTTGGTGCGTTATTTCTTATTTCTTCAACTGTTTCTTCTTCGCTATAATTAGTACTTGCGTCACTATTAGTAGCAGTTATTTCTACACTCTCATTAACTGTTAGATATGTTAAAGTTTGATCTTTAGTATCAGTAAATATTTGATCATACTTTGTTGTATTAAATATGTTTAATGCAGAGTCACTAAAGTTGTTTTGAGATATTTCTCCTTCTGCGCCAGTAGAAGCAATATAATAAATTGCAATTGTATTACCAGCTGTTAGCTTTTTACCATTTATATTATTACCAAATTTAATTTCGTAATTTTTGTTTTGGTTTAGTCTGCATTCAAAAACCCTATCATTAGAGTTACTTAAATACAACGACGGGGTTCTAGTATATTCATACCATTTAGTGTTATTACCTTGAGTCTCTTGTACGTATACTTTTATACTAAAGTGATCAACATTAACATTATTACCGGGTAATAAGTTAACAATTTCAAAATCTTCCCCAATAGCTGAAACGTTAGGATACTCTCTATATTTACCTTCATAGAACAGAACATTATCAATAGCTGTTAGAGTTTCAACACCAGTTGTTGTTTTACGGAAAGTTATATCTTTATTAGAAGAGTATGTTTTACCGTTTGCTGTTACAAAAGCAAATTTAGGTACAGTATAGTAACCAGTTGACAGGTTAGCTGATCCCTTTAAAATCATAGGAGCTATAGCTGTTTGTTTACCTACTGGCTTGTAGTCTATAAGCTTTACTATTCTATTCATGTTCTCATACAATTGCGCATCTGAGAACATACTTTCTGAACTTGTTTGATTTAAGTAAAATAAAAGAGTATGAAATGAATATGATACGATATCAATTATTGCGTTAAGGTTGCTGCCCTCGAAATTCTGATCAGTGAAAGAAATAGAGCTGTTATTATTAAGTCTATCAATAATAAGATCTCGCATGCTTTGTGCATCAAACGAAGCATAACTATTAATTGGTAAATTAAATTCTGTTATATCTGCCATAATTAGTTGTATCTAAATCCTTGGGTATCTAATACGCCTTTTATTTGAGTATTTAAATTATTTAATTCTGGAATAGTAATACTCATAGTTACTATATATTCATTTTCATTTTCTCTACCAACAATGTCTATAGAATTAAGATTTACTCTTGGTTCATATAAGGGTAACTGCTCTAAAATCGTATTGCCAATCTCTCGCGCAGTATCTTCTGATATGGGTTCGAATAAAAATTGACCTAAATCTAATCCAAAAGCTGGATTAAGAATTTTTTCCCCGGGTTTGGTATTAAAAATATTTTTTATTGAATTAGTTATAGCTTTTACATCATAATCAATACTAACATCTTTATACTGAGTACCACTATCATTTAAAAATTTGTTTGATAAAGATGATTGTAACTTAAAATCTAAATGCAGATCTGCATACACATAGCTTTGCGCGCGATCTTTTGTAGATTGATCTGATAAAAAATCTAGATTTATAGCCATATTAATTATTTAATAATAAAACAAAAAGCATAAATAATTAAAATGGGAAAATTTAACGAAATATACGAAGAGGTATACCAACGCTTTCAAAAAACAAGCGCAATTCCCGGAGATTATGTTAAAATCCGTTCTAATGTAAAAAGCTCCGACTGGTATAAAAACCTAGACGAAGCCAGGAAGGGCTATGTGGATAATATTATTGCGTTACAAGAAGCAGGTAAATTTATCTTATTCAGCGCAATAAAATCTACTCAATATGAAACTAACACTTTAGGTTCTAAGGAGTATATTGCTGATATCACAGTAGAAGAAGCCCCTGGTTTTTACAGTAATGCTTTATCTATTCCTATCGAATTGGTAGAATTCGATGAAAAGGGAGATGTACATAGGGGTACTAGAACTGACAAAACCAACGAGAAAGAAGAAAAAATTAATCTCAAACCTGAGCCCGTAAAGGATGCTCAGGTCGATATCGGTAATAGTTCTAAGATTGAAGGTGGAGATTACAAACTAGCTACAGAGAATAAAAGCTACACTTCAAAGTACTTGTCTTGATAATTCAATTAAACAAGTAAAGAAGTTAATCTCTTTATCAATAACAATATTATTTCTATAGAAGTATTCAGAGACTGTAACCATACAGTCTCTGTTTTTTTGTTCCGGTAACCCTAAAGTATTATTGTATAATTTATCAAATAGTACTTTAAATAGAGTATCATAATCATTGCTAAACGCGCTCTCATGTTCTATAATATGTTTACGTGCCTTGTATAGGTCATTCTTCTTAACAAACGAGAGACATGAATCTATAACGTTCTCCGCAGTGGTAACTACATTGACCTGCTTACCAGATATACTATATTTCTGAATACTATTGATACATTTACGCAAATCCGGGTAAGACTTACTAATTAGCTCTGAAAGATATGATTGCTCTATATCAACATTTTCTTGTTTAACAATGTATAAAACTCTCTTTACATATTCTTGCTTTGGAGGCGCGAACTGAAAGATATGGCATCTAGATTGCAAAGCAGGGATTATCTTATGCTGGTAATTCGCGGTTAATACAAATCTAGCAATATCATGATACTCTTCCATGCTGTTACGCAGAGCTTTTTGAGCATCAAGACTAAGACCATCACACTCATCTAGAATAATAACCTTAGTAGTATCAAAAATACTCTGCGTTTGAGCGAAGTTCAACACTTTAGTACGAATAGTATCAATACCGTTTTCATCTGATGCGTTAATATAAAGATACTGCGCATTCAGAATATCGCTAATGATAACTTTAGCTAAAGTAGTCTTACCGACACCAGGAGAGCCTACAAGTAATAAATTAGGTAGATTACCCGTTTGTTTAACGTTGTTAAAATAACCCCGTGAATCCTCAGATAGAACTACATCATCTAGCTTTGTAGGTCTATACTTCTCTACCCAGATGTCAGTAATTTCCATAACTTACTTATTATCAGATGAACCAAAACCTTTATTACCGCGAGCTGTCTCAGTTATTTCATTAGACCAATCAACAGACACCTGTACAAGAGGATAAACTACAAACTGAGCAACGGCTTTCCCTTTTTCAATAGTAACATCAACATCACTAAAGTTATATAGTTTAACTCCAAGATCTCCACGATATTGATTATCAATAACCCCTAAATGTGGTTGGATATTGTGTTTAAAACCAAGACCAGATCTAGGTTCAATTCTAAACCAATAACCAGGAGAAATATCTGCAACAGTAATACCAACAGGAGCTACCACGCTACTACGAGCTGGTACAACAACTTCTTCTACGCTAAAAATATCATATCCAGAATCACCTGTACCGAAGGATTGGTTATTAACTTTAGGCAAGATTGCATCGTCATGGGTTTTGAGAAACCTTACGTTAATATAAGGCTCATCTATAATATTCCAATTTACATTTTCTGTCATAATTTGTATGTTATATTTTTTTTATTATATTTCAAGGTTTAATTTTTAGATACTATAATTAAATAATCCTATGGAAGAAGCTAATGATATTATAGCACAGCTTAAAAATATTCCAAAAGAAGCTAAACAATTAGCAGCTAAAAAAGATATTGAACCTCTCGAAAAAGAGAAGGTCGAGCAATTCATTATTGACCAATCTGCTAAACTAATCAAGGATAGTATGGAGATGATTGATAACATGAAAGAAGTCGTTTTTCATGTACCAGATGCGGATAATGTATCTTCTCTCGCTGAATTAGTAAAAGCATCCACTGGGGCTATTGAAACTCTCAATAAACTTGTAACTCAGGATAAGAAATCTAAAACTCAATTGCAAGTAAAACAATTAGATATACAATCTAAACAAATGCTTCAAAATAGCGAACAAGAACATAAATTAAAAATATCTCGAGAAGAAGTTTTAAAAAAACTAATCAATGGTAAAGACGTTATAAATGTAGATGCGAAAGAATTACCCGAGTAGGTCTTTCGTATTATAATTCTTATCCTTCTGGACTTTATTACCAAGACTATCTATTTCTAAGGACTCTCCTTCTACGTTAGTATTAAATGTTACTGGAGTTACTTTTTGTTTGTTATTTAACTTATAGTTAGAAGTATAAAGAAGCACTTCATATAAATTACCAATATAATCAGCTACTAATTCAAGTAATTCAGGTTTGTTTTGAGTTAATCTTTGGGCATGAAAATAATCAGTTGTGAGATTTGATTTATGAGCTTGGTCTTGTTGAGAGCCGTCAAATATCTGATTTATATTTTGATTAAACAAACTATTAACTTTTGTACTAGCGTTCAATAGATTAGTTTGAATATTAAAATTCAATTTGTCTTGTAACACTGGTGGTAAAGGACTAGGTACTGCTGCGTCAAACTCTATATCATCTACAGTAGTATATCTCGCACTAATGTTTTCATCTTGTCTAAATAAATTGCTAATACTATAACTATAATTTTGTAGGATAGATTCTTCAACATTCATCATACCCTGAAGCTCCTCCTTAACTTTAGGGTGTGTTGTTTCGTACTTATCAGTCCAGAAGACTATGAATTCGGGTTGAAGGGTTTCAATTTTAGATATTGAGTTTCTCCAGAAATTAGCTTCTGCTGTTATAGGGTCTGGTTTTTGTTTAGAATTTGTATAATCAATATATAATTCTAATTCTTCTTTGTAAGTGGTGAAAGCTTTATTATTACTAACTGCTTTTATTTGAGAGTCAGCATTACTTGTAAGTCTAGTATTAACTAGCTCATGAACTAATGTTTTTGATGGTACTTGACAACTCATATTAATTCGTGGAATTTAGTACATGCAATTTCTGAAGTGAAGCTTGTGTTTGTAAAAGTATGTTTATAGCCAACTACAAACCACCCTCCATTAAGCTTGTTATTAATTTTATTTTTAAATTGTTGTTCATGAGATACATTGATAAAGTTACCACTGTTTAAGCTAAAAACTCCATCGCACCTCATTGTAAGCATGGTAGATAGGTTGATTAGACTTTTCAAGATAATATTTCTCCCTTCATATCTAGCAGAATCAATATCTGAATTAGTAGTATATAATGTTTTGAAGAATGTATTATCTTCTATCCTAGGGCTTGTAATTCTGTTTACTGTTGTTTTCTTATTAAGAAAACTCTCTTTTATTTCTTTTACCACTTGATTTACAGTATTATCTTTAGAAAATAAATTAAACTTTTTATCTTTGAAATTATAGTTTATAACTTTGTGGTTAATTATATTATCAAGGGTATTATCACCGTTTTCATTATACACACTAAAATCTGAAACTTTGAAAGCATTATTTTTTGCAATACTTTCAGTTGGGCCCTCGGCAGACACAAGCAAATAGTTACCCCCGAAATTATTTGCGTAATTATTATTAATATACTCTTCATACATTTGCTTTATACTATACAAACCAAATGTGTTGTTTCTTTGTAGTAAGTATAAGAAGTTATTATTTTGATCAATTGCTTTATCTAAAATAAAATCTAAGCTTTCTAAACTAGATTCGTTTATAGTAGATGTGTAGCTCAATTTATTTACAGATTGATACCAATTGTCATTATCAATAGCAATATCACTTATAGAGGAGGCTAATAAACTTTTTATCGCATCACTAACATTAATCTGTCTATCATAATCTGATAGCTGAGTTGTATCTCCTTTTAGTAAATCTGATGTTGTGAATATTTTTTTACTGTTTTTTAAGTTGTATAAAAACGCATCTTCAAGATAGAAGTTTTTTACTTTACTATTATCTACAATCTCACTAGTTTCATCTACAATAAAAAACAGATAAGACTTTTTAAAATTATTAGCTTTATTAAATGTTATTGAAATTAAATTTTCTCCAGTTTCTAATAAATTGTAGTTTATTTTATTAATTTTTTCGGGTGTACCTAAGAGATCGAATTTATTATTATCGTTTTTTATAGTCAATATACCTTTATAAAAGGGGGAGTTAATTTCATCTTCAACTTGTAAACTAATAAAATTATCAATTGGTATAGGTAGGGTAGCTAGTTTATTAATAAAAGTTATTTCCAATAAAATACGTTCCCCGTTTATATTAATAAACGAATTTTTACTTATATTTTTATTAGTTACCGGAACTTTAGGCATTGTTCAAATTCTTAATTGATTGGATAACATCATTAATATATTCTCTTTTTATTATCTTTAATTTAGTACCAGGTGTTATTACGTCTACTGGGTTAGTAATATTGTTAGACAAAAGTATTAACCACCAAAGGTTTTGGGTACCGTAAAATTCAAAACTAACAGCTGTATAGGGTTTTTTTCCTGTAATAATTTTAGTGTAGTATAACTCAGGATTTAATTCTTCTGGAAATTTTACTGTCTTAATTATATTAAAGAAATAATAATTATCCCTAGTACCTAAGTTAAATATATTTTCATATCTAGTAGATTCGAGATCAACTAAATCTGTTATTTCGTTTTGTTTTTTGTTTAGGTCAACTATCATACTATTGCTTTGATGTTGTTATTTTATCTTGTAAGCTATGTAAAAATAAGTTCTTAGTTTCAGGTAATAAGCTAGTTATCTCTAGGTTAACTTTAAATGCTTCGGGTATCAGTGTTTTAACAGAACTACTGCGAGCACCTGGGCCTACGACATCAAGATTAACAGTTAATGGCTGTCTGTTCCCGTAACACTCAACAGATAAAGATGAAATGTAACTATATAAATAAGTAAATACCCCTGGAACAGTTGCTTTATATATAACCGGTGGATCATTGAATAATCTGTTAC